TCGGGGGAGATGCTGCCCTTTATCAGAAAATGAAAAGAATTAAGGATATCCGTGATGCTAACCCAGGCGGAACTTACAAAAAAATTGCCAGCGTAGAATTTGGAATTGTTATTTAATGGATTTTTTAAAAGAGATTGTAAAAGAGATTGGAGATGACTACACCCAACTCGCATCAGACATCGACGACACAGAAACTTTCGTGGACACAGGTTCGTACATCTTTAACGGACTTTGTTCAGGTAGCATATTTGGTGGCGTATCTGGGAATAAGATTACTGCCATTGCTGGTGAGTCTTCTACTGGCAAGACTTTCTTTAGTCTCGCTGTGGTTAAGAATTTTTTGGATAGTAATCCTGGTAGTTACTGTTTGTACTTTGACACTGAAGCAGCAGTTAATAAATCTCTTCTTGCAAGTCGTGGTATCGACTTAGATCGATTGGTTGTTATCAATGTTGTTACGATCGAACAGTTTAGACAGAAGGCACTTCAGGCAGTAGATATATATTTAAAAAAACCTGAAGATGAGCGCAAACCTTGTATGTTTGTGTTAGACTCTTTAGGGATGCTTTCGACCGAGAAAGAGATCCGTGATGCTTTGGACGATAAACAAGTTCGAGACATGACTAAATCTCAACTCGTCAAAGGTGCATTCCGTATGCTTACTCTCAAGTTGGGTCAGGCAAACATCCCACTAATCGTTACTAACCATACCTATGATGTTATCGGTTCTTATGTCCCTACAAAAGAAATGGGAGGAGGCAGCGGCCTCAAGTATGCAGCGTCTACGATCATCTATCTCAGCAAGAAAAAAGAAAAAGATGGAACAGAAGTGGTCGGCAATCTTATCAAAGCTAAGACTCACAAGTCGCGTTTGAGTAAGGAGAACAAAGATGTTACGGTGCGTCTTTATTACGATGAGCGTGGTCTTGATCGATATTATGGTCTTCTTGAACTCGGTGAGATTGGCGGACTTTGGAAGAACGTTGCCGGACGTTATGAAATAGATGGTAAGAAAGTCTATGCAAAAGCAATCCTTAAAGACCCAGAACAATACTTCACCCCAGAGGTGATGCAAAAACTAGACGAAATAGCAAAGGAGGAATTTAGCTATGGGTCGTAACACCCGACATAGCGTAGATAAAAGCAAAGAATTTATTGAATCTGGAATGACTTTAATCACAGATGTTGAAAGTGACAAGTACCTTAACAATGCAAAATATAAAAATTGTAAAGACAAATGTAAATGTCAAAAAGATAATTGATCAACTAAAGAAGTATCCATTGGACTGGGACCATCAGAAACATCTGAAGGATTCTCAGTCCTTAGTTGATAGAGGATTCTCTGACTTGCCAGTCAGTGCACTTCAACTTATAATGGGAGGTGTCCGTAATAAAGAAGACTTTGTTGGGGACTCGGAGATCAACGTAAAGACTCCTGCATATGCTCACCATAGTGAGATAAGAAAGATCATACGTAAGTATTTTAAAAACGCAGAGATTCATAGATGCGGTTTTCTTTCTTTACCCATTGGTGAGATTGTTGGTGCTCACATTGATGAGGGCACATATTATCTGACCAGGAATAGATATCACCTTTCTATTCTTGGCAGGTATCAATATTTTTGCGGTGGAGAGAGTGTTATTGTGGAACCAGGAACTATCTTGTGGTTCAATAATAAACTACCTCACGGCACAGTAAATCTGGGAGACGAGACCAGAATAACATTTGTATTTGACATACCACATGGACAAAGTTGAAATTCTAGTTCTGCGTAATCTTCTTTTCAATGAGGAGTATCTTCGTAAAGTAATCCCTTTTATCAAAGCAGATTACTATGAAGACCCTCATCAGAAAGTTGTGTTTGAAGAAATTCTAAACTTTGTTAATGAATATAATCAACCAACCACAAAAGAGGTTCTCTACATTGAGGTAGAGAAGCGACAGGACATAAATGATAATGCATTCAAAGAGATCACTAAGATTATTAGTTACCTTGAGGATGTGCCCAGTGATTATGAATGGTTGCTTAATACCACAGAAACCTGGTGCAAGGATCGTGCTATCTACTTAGCACTGATTGAATCCATTGCTCTTGCTGACGGAAAAGATGAAACGAAAGATCGTGGTGCTATCCCATCTATTCTTTCTGATGCGCTCGCGGTGTCTTTTGATACGCACATTGGTCACGATTATCTACAAGACTATGAAGAAAGATATGAGTCTTACCACCGTAAGGAAGATACAATCCCGTTTGATCTTGAGTTCTTTGATAAAATCACCAAGGGTGGGTTACCGAATAAGACTCTTAATATTGCGCTTGCTGGCACTGGCGTGGGTAAGTCTCTCTTTATGTGTCATTTTGCCTCTGCTGTTCTTCTTCAAGGCAAGAACGTTTTGTATATTACGTGTGAGATGTCTGAGGAAAAAATTGCGGAGAGGATTGATGCGAATCTTCTAAATGTTAATATACAAGAGATTACTGATCTTCCTAAACAGATGTTTGAGAGTAAGGTGACAAACCTTGCACAAAAGACTCAAGGAACTCTTATAATCAAAGAATATCCAACCGCCTCTGCACACAGTGGACACTTTAAGTCACTTCTCAATGAACTTGCACTTAAGAAGTCATTTAGACCTGATATTATTTTCATTGATTACCTTAATATATGTGCTTCCTCTAGGTATCGCGGAAACAGCTCTGTCAATTCATATAGCTATATTAAGGCTATTGCAGAAGAACTTAGAGGGTTGGCTGTTGAAGCAAAACTCCCTATCGTATCTGCCACGCAGACCACTCGTTCTGGTTATGGTAGCTCTGATGTTGAGCTTACTGATACTAGTGAGTCCTTTGGTCTCCCTGCTACTGCTGATCTTATGTTTGCCCTTATTTCTACTGAAGAACTTGAATCACTTGGACAGATTATGGTGAAGCAGTTGAAGAATCGATACAATGATCTCAATATGAATAAGAGATTTGTGGTTGGTGTTGATCGTGCAAAGATGCGTTTGTATGATTGTGAGCAGTCAGCACAACATGATATCCTTGACAGTGGTAAGGAAGAAGAGTATACTTATGAGGAAGAAAAACCAAAGAAATCATTTGAGGGGTTTAAATTTTAATGACTGTTGACACTGAAAAGTATCTTGAATTCGTAGAGGGAGTGACTAGTCCCCCGAGTTTGGATTATCCAGTTCTGTCGGCGCGTCTGTCGCAACTGGAAGCCAATGGCACTAACGTTACTCAACTTTTGACTGCTGCACTCGGTCTTACTGCTGAGTCTGGGGAGTTCACTGAAGTTGTAAAGAAGATCTTCTTGCAGGGCAAACCCTACACCGAAGAGAATGTCTTTCATATGAAGCGTGAACTGGGTGATATCTGTTGGTATCTGGCACAGGCATGTATGGCACTGGACACCACATTTGATGAGGTGATTGAGATGAATGTTGAGAAACTCAAAGCACGATATCCAGGTGGAGAGTTTGATGTTCACAAATCCGAAAACCGTAAAGAAGGAGATCTCTGATGGACGCAGCAGTAGAAGCATGGAACATAATGGGATGGTTTGAGGGTTTCCTCTTTACCGCCTGGCTTGTTGCCCTTTATGTGGGCAAACTTAAGATTGATCAACGGTTCGCTCGTCGCACCGTGTATCGTGTTAAACTGGAGGATGGAGAATGAGTTGTAACATTGATATTGATGTAAAACTGAATATCCACAATGCCATGTTAATCCGTGAAGCATTGTTCCAATACACTAAACAAGATAGTTACGAATTTCCATCACAAAGAACATCAACTATCCGTGACTTCATTCGACAACTGGATGAACAGATTGAAGCAAATCTCCCTGAAGATCACGATCACTGACCCTCCGGGGTCAACGGGGTTATAGCTCAGTTGGTAGAGCGCCTGCTTTGCAAGCAGGATGTCAACGGTTCGAGTCCGTTTAACTCCATAAATATTTAAAAAACCATGGCAACAGAGTCTGAAGTTTTACTTGCACTAAATGAAGCTCTTCAAGACTATGAAACTCAAGTCATAAAGGCGACAGCGAGAGTCACTGAGATTAGAGTCATTACTGGTGATAGAGACGGAGCAAGATCAGAAATACACGGAATCCTTGATAAGAACAGGATTAGATATGGTCCTGCTCCTGCCAGTAAGTCTTCTTTTACTGGAACTCAAGTTGAAACTCCTAGCGGTAATGTACAGTTAATTTATAAGAAGAAAGGTGGGTCTGCTGGTTCTGGTGCTGGCGCTGCCCTTACTAAACTTACAGAATGTTCTCAGTGTCTATATGCAGCGATTGCTTTTGGATTAGGAAGGCACATCACAAATGCAGATGTTACTGAGGAGAATGCTAAAAAATATTCTTCAATGTATGACACTGATGAAAAGTTAGAGTCAATGCTTAATAATTTACCAGATATTTGGATTACTTCATCTGTTCTTGGTGCTAATAAACTGTTGGATACTTTTGGTGGTAAAGGAAAGTTTGTATTTCACAGAGGATCTAGTACTGTAGATAGGATTGAAAATAATTTCAAAAGAATTAAAAAACTTGAGGGTGTTAGGATGGACCTTAACAAGTGGTCCCCTGCTGACATCTACATTGTCAGTAATAGATTTGATATCACTTGTTTGGATGAAGAGAAAACAATTCTTGGATTAAACCAGTGTATGCAAGAGAGAATTGAGAATAATACTTTAATTGGAGTGTCTTTGAAAAAAATTATGGGAACTGCAAAAATTGATTTGAAAAATGTTTTCAAAGACATGAAAGTAACAAGAAAGTATGAGGGATATACTTATAGTGACACTTCAATGGATGGATATATTAATATCAGTGGTGGAACTAAAATTCAGTTTCGTTCTTTTGGTGGACCAAATTCTTTAACGGGATGGCAAGGAGAAGTAAAAGGCGCTCAAGCAAACCAAGGAAAGATATCTCTTGGACCAGTCAATATGATTCTTAAGAATCATGGAATAACTCCAATCCCTACTGATGCAGCAAGGAAAGTAAAAAGTAAAGATTCAAATGTCTATGCAGATATTCTTGAGGGATATAAGAAATATTCTACAGCAGGTAAGGAAAGAATTATAGATACTGTGATGAAGGCACAAGAGTCTTGGTTGTATTCTAAGTTACAGGTAACTCAATTACTTGATCGTATTGAAGGTATTAGAGGTGACAAAAGAAATCAAGTAATTGAAGATCTTTATCTGTATGCCTCAAGTCAATCTAAATACTCTGCGGCATATTACAAGTTAGAGTAATCACTAAATATAATATAAGGTATAATAATATCGATGAAGAATTTCTTCCAATTTTTAAGTGAGGCACAATCGCAGGCAAGTATGCAGGCGAATAAGTTAAATCTCAAAAGTGATGGTCATGGTGGATGGTTGGATGCTCGTGGCAAATTTGTGGCGAAGACTGAAGAGGGAAAGTTAAAGTTTGTAAGTAAGAAAGAAGCAAAGGCAGAAGAAGATAAAGCAAAGAGAGGACCAGCAAAACCAGAAGCAGCACCGAAACCAAAAGCAACAGCGAAACCAGAGGAACAACCCAAGGCAAAAGCAAAGGATGAGGGTGGTGATTCTGAAGAGATGATGAGTGATGCCCTAACCATAGCGTTCGGTCGTTTTAATCCTCCAACTGTAGGACACGGAAAACTTTTGAGTGCAGCACAGAAAGCAGCACAAGGTGGAGACCTGAAGATCTATCCCTCTAGGACACAGGATCCTAAAAAGAATCCACTGGACCCTGATATGAAGATTTCTTTTATGAGAAAGATGTTCCCTGATTATGAGGAGAACATTGTTAATGATGATGAGATGAGATCTATTTTCAATGTCCTTACCACTGCTAGTGAAGAAGGATATGGTAATGTCAATATTATTGTTGGATCAGATCGCCAAGCAGAGTTTGAGAACTTAGCAACAAAATATAATGGTGAGTTATATGACTTCAATCAGATTCGTGTAATCTCTGCTGGTGTAAGAGATGCAGATGCTGAAGGTGTTGAGGGTATGTCAGCATCCAAGATGAGAAAGGCAGTTGTTGATGGTGACTTTGATTCTTTCCGTCGTGGCACTCCAAAAGAATTGGATGATGGTGATACTCAAACATTGTTCGATGCAGTCCGTCAAGGGATGGGTATCAAGAAAAAGAAAGAAGTTGCAGAGATGTGGGAGATTGCACCCAAGTGTGATCCAAAAGGTTTACGTAATCAGTATGTTGGTGGTCTGATTTATAAGATGGGAGACATTGTAGAGAGTCTTCACACTGGGTTGGTTGGTAAGATTATTCGTAGAGGAACTAATCATCTTATCTGTGTGACAGAAGAAGAATATATGTTCAAATCCTGGATCCGTGATGTCATGGAAGCAGTTCAAAATTATCCAGGTCCATCAGGTGTTCCTGCAAATCAAAGAGAGATTGGAACTGACTCTCACCGTAACTATGCGATGAGATTGACTGGAACAACTGGTATTAAGAATTTCATAAATAAGTATAAGATTAAAAAGTAGATAGTATTACCATGTCTAACGGAATTGGAAAGAATCCTTTGCTTGATATCTCAAAGGTATACCAGGAGCAGATTGCCACTGAGGGAACCATGGACATCAAGGGATTTGCTATCCCTAAGAAAGAGCAAGAGGCAGCTGCCAAAAGAGTAAAAGATAAGACTGCTGCTAAAATGAACATCAGAGGTAATGATTCTGCAGAGCAGAAGAAACGCCTTGAGAAAAAACGTGGTATGAAGTTAGATGATCATCCACAATTCAAAACTGAAGCGAAGTTAGATCCTGTTGGACAAGAAGACGGTGATGTTAACAACGACGGTAAGAAGGACAGCACTGATTCCTATCTGATGAAGCGCCGTAAGGCAATCGGTAAGGCGATGGGTAAGAGACTCAAAGAGTCAAGATCTATTTCTGAGGTTATGACTGACATCGAAGATGACAAACCCATCAAGGAAAAGAAAATCAATAACAAAATTAAAATCAATCCTAAACTAGGTGAAGCAGTAGAAGAGATTGGTGGTACTATTATTGAAGAGATCGAAGTTGATCAAATTGATGACATCATTGGAAGTGTATATGATGAACTTATTGAAGAGGGATTTTCTGAAGATGAAGTTGAGCATGGTATTGAAATTGCTCTCAACACTCTCGATGAGGCATCTGATTCCTACTATGATTCTGCAGTAGCATCATCAAAGGCAAAAGTAGCGGGAACTAAACCTAAGAAGTCTATGAAAGATAGACTGAAGTCTATTGCTAAGAAAGCGATCATGGGTGTTGGTCGTGCTGCTGGTAAAGCAATAAAAGCAAAAGCAGCAGTCCAAGCAACACCTGGTAGAGTACAATCAAAAGCAAGATCAATAGCAGATCGTGTTAAGGGTGCTGCTAAAGCAGGTTATGCTCAGGGTAGAGGTCCTGTCGAGAAGAAGACTTCTTACAGAAATCAAGGTGCCGGTCGTAAAGAGAAAATTGGTGAAGCAGTTTATGGCGGAACTCCTGCTAAGAAGGAAGCACCAAAAGATACCCGTATGATGGTTACCAATGCTGATAAGAAAGCAAACACTCCTGCATATCAAAATTACAAAAAAGGTATGAAGGGCAAGGACGGTAAACCTCTTTATAAGGCTGCCGATCACATGAAAGAGGATAATGTTGAGGAGAAACTCAATTTAAAAAAGACTCAATGGGGGACGTGATCAAAGACTTTTATAAGTCAGACGCCCCCCAATTTAAAGGTAGATCAAAAGAAAAACGCCGTGATATGGCAATCGCTGCTAAGTTGACTGCAGAGCGTGGTCCACAAAACGAAGCAGCTAGTGAAGTTGCAATGTCACCTGCAGAACTCGCTCTGCAGAAGAAAAAGACGATGATTGATAAGATGATTACCATGAAGCGTCAGCAAGCACTTGGTAAAACAAAAACTGAAGAAGTTGTAAGAGAGGGTGACGGTGATCCTTGCTGGGATACTCACAAGCAAGTGGGTATGAAGAAGAAGGGTAATCGTATGGTTCCTAACTGTGTTCCTAAGAACAAAGTAAAGGAAGAGACTGAAGATTCCTTAAGAGATCGTCGCATGGAGCGTGGTGGTGTTGATGGCAACAACCGTTACAAGAGTGCTCCTAAACCTACCAACACTGCTGGTAAAAAGAAACCCTATGATGGTATGTCTGCACTTGAGAAAGTAAAGGCAAGCATCCGTGCCAAGCATGGACAAGGTGCCATCATAGATACCAAGAAAAAATAATTTGATATATAGTATATAATTTTGCGGATTCATCATGTTAGGTTTTCTTCTTCCATTAGCATCAAAAGTTATTTCTGATGCTGTTGCCAAGATTCCCGAGAACGAGGATTTGGGCGAAAAACTAATCGACATTTGCCTGGTAATTCTGGGTAAAGCAGTTAAATTAACAAAAACAGATATGGATGATCAACTGTTAGAAGTTGTCACCAAGGCGATCAAAACCCGAGAGGGAGAGTAATCGTATTTTATAAATATTATTAGCAAAAAATTATTACGGACGGAAAGACATGGCACTCTGGGGAAATAATGATGCCGTAGGTTCAGGTGGTACAGTAAGTTTAAATTATGATACTGGTGCTGTAACTGGTACTGCAACTACATTCGGAGCAACCGGTGGACCACAGGTTGGTGATTTAATTAGATTTGGTGAGCGCGATGGCACCTACTTTGGTGATGCTGCCATTGTTTCTATTGCTTCGGCTACCTCTTGTACAATTGGTTCTACCATGGGACTTAGCGGTGCCGCTATTTCTGGTGTAGAGTTCTTAGTTACTGAAGCTCCACAATATACGGTCCTTGATAGATCGTTTAGTGACAGTTCACACATTAACCATGAAGGACCTGGTTATGTGACACAACACACAGGAACTGCAACCACCAATGCTGGTATTGGTTCAACTTGCATTCCTCTCTTTGTTGGTCACAGAGCACATCTGAAGAAGCATGTTAAAGTTGGAGATACCATTGTAAATGATAGCAATAACATTGCCATTGTTTCAATTGGAACTTGCCTTGCAAGAACCACCACCAACTCTGGTATTGGATCTAACAAGATTTCTGTTGGAACGGTTCCTGGATTGAAGGTAGGAGATAAGTTCCATCTTGCTGGAGTGGAACATAGTATTACCATTGTTGGTAGAAATCCTGCTGGTCCTAGTGTTGTCACACTTGGATCTACAATTGCAAGTGGTATTGCCACAAATACTTCAGTCTTGTTCTCTGGCACTGACCTGATTGGTTTAGAAGGTCCACTTACCGCTGGCATTGCAACTGGCGCTGATGTGGTATTCCAAAGACTGGTTGCTGGATACGATAAAGTTGTTTACGGTATCTCCACAGATACCTCTGGCTCATACCATGTATCTCACCAAGGATGGGTTGGTGTTACCACCTACCTTGACAACCAGGGTAACTTGAGAGTTAAGAGTGAGGTTCTTGTAGCAGGTTCTGGTATTAACACCGCACCTGATGGATTCGGTCAGTCGATCCAGTATCCAACACCACAAGGATGATTGAATGATTTTTAATGAATTGAACGAGGACAATTTCCTTCTATTTGCGATTAAAAATTATGAAAATCCCCAAGCAGTAACAAAAGAGGACTTTGATAAAGATCTAAACCACTTCAAGTATATCAAAAGATTGTTGAAGAGGTATAAGAATACCGGAGTCCTCAAAACACATTTACTACTTAACCATTTTATAATTTTGTATAATATTTTTGGTGAAGCAACAACACCTATGTTATTCTTTAAGATTGATAGTGATCTCTGGTCATGTATGAAAACCTTTATTATGTTCCTTAATAGATTTCCAGAGTATCCAAAGTCAACTATACACGATATTCCGGTTGATTTATATTGCCTCAAACAGTTAAATCAAATTTACGATGAAAGCAAAAACTCTTAATCGAATAATTGACTTCATCCGTGAAGAGATAGCAATGACCACGGGTTCAACTGCCGGTGCTCCTGGGTTTAGTAATGCTGCAGATCCAAAGGGACCTGTTGCTGGTTATGATAAACCAATGAAGAAGAGAAAGAGATATATTTACGTTAGAGGTGTCCGTAAGAATTGGAAAGGGTAATGGATGACGCTGGGGTTAATGCTGCTATACTAGAGAGATTAGAGAGAGTAGTAGAATCCCTACAGGATAATTCTGTAAAGATGGGACAACTTCTTGCTGTCCATAACGAAAAATTAGATAAACAAGATAGAATCGATGCTGTGCTCTTTGAGAAGGTAGAAAGTGTACATAGAGAGGTCAATCGTAGAGCAGATGAAATAAAGAAAGGTTGTGAGAGAGATATACGTTTAATTGATGAAAGACTTCGATTGATTGAGAAAAAGATGTGGAGCATTGCTGGGGCTCTTACTATAATATCTTTCTTGGTTAGCGTACCAGGTCAAAAAGTTTTGTCGAACATGTTGACTCCACAACCTTCAGCAACTATAATAGATGGACAGAAATAATACCCTGTTGTAATGGATTTAGTTGACTCCAAATATATTGGACTAGTTTCGTCACGTCTTCAAAAATTTAAGAGAGTCAAAAGTAATCTATATAATTTCCGTTGTCCGATCTGTGGTGATTCGCAGAAACATAAAAATAAGGCACGGGGATACCTTTATGATGTAAAGAACAATACAAATTTCAAGTGCCACAACTGTGGTGCTTCGATGTCGCTTAACAATTTTCTTAAGCAAGTTGATCCTGTTCTACATAAATCATATACCTTGGAGAAATTCAAGGAAGGGCATACTGGTCGAAACTTTGTTGTTGATGAACCGGTCTTCAAATTTGAAACACCAAAGTTCAAAAAGAAACTTGAATTACTAAAGGCATCAGAGAATCCTAGATCTGCTGGTTATCTGATTGCAAGGCGACTCAATCCAGATGATTTCTATTATGCAAAGCACTTTAAAAGGTTTGCTAATAGAATGAAACCGACCTTTGATAGTGAAAATAATGATGAAGAAAGAATCATCATTCCTCTCTATTATAAGAAAAACCTTATCGGGTTTCAAGGCAGAGCACTAGGTCCGAGCAAGGTTAAATATATTACCGTGATGCTCGATGATGATGCACCAAAAATCTATGGATTGGATAACATCAGAACAGATGCTCCAGTCTTCGTTACAGAAGGACCATTCGACAGCACATTCATTCCAAATGCGATTGCTATGTGTGGAGCTGACGCTGATGTTAGTCGTTGGGGGATTGATAATCCTGTGTGGATCTATGATAACGAACCGCGCAATAGAGAGATTACAAATAGAATCTCCAAAACAATCGATGCAGGTCATTCCGTAGTCATTTGGCCATCGGACATAGAGGATAAAGACATCAATGATATGGTGATGTCTGGTAAAGATGTACAATCTGTGATAGAATCAAACATATATTCTGGTTTAGAAGCAAAACTTAAATTCACTACTTGGAAAAAAATATGAGTAACGGGACTAAGGTAAAAAAGAGAGACGGCAGAATTGAACCCCTTGACCTAGAGAAGATGCATCTAATGGTTGAAGAGGCATGTACGGGTCTTGCAGGCGTGTCTGCGAGTCAAGTTGAAATGACTTCTGGTATTCAGTTTTATGATGGTATTACCACTGGTGAAATCCAAGAAATTTTAATTAAGAGTGCTAGTGATCTGATTGACCTAGATCATCCTAACTATCAGTTCGTGGCAGCACGTCTCCTGCTCTTTTCTATTAGGAAAAGTCTCTATGGAAAGATGAGAGAGATGCCCTCTTTAGAGGATCATATCTATTCTTGTGTGAATTTAGAGGTATATGATGCTGAAATCTACGGCAAATACTCCTTAGAAGAGATTCAAAAGGCAGATACTTACATTGATCACGACAGAGATTTCCTGTTTACCTACGCTGGGTTAAGACAAGTTGCGGATAAATACCTAGTGCAGGATAGAAGTTCTGGCGGAGTCTATGAGACTCCCCAGTTCATGTATATGCTGATTGCTCTGACAATTTTTGCAGAGTATTCAAAAGAAATACGTATGTCATACGTAAAGAGGTACTATGACGCAATCTCCAAACACAGAATCAACATTCCCACACCTATCATGGCAGGAGTGCGAACTCCACTTCGACAATTTGCTAGCTGTGTGCTTGTTGATATTGATGACACCCTCGATAGTATCTTTAGCTCTGATATGGCAATTGGCAAATATGTTGCACAAAGAGCGGGAATCGGTATCAACGCAGGCAGAATCCGTGGCATCAACAGTAAAATCAGAGGCGGAGAAGTTCAACACACAGGTGTTGTACCATTCCTTAAAAAGTTTGAATCGACTGTCCGGTGTTGTACACAGAATGGAATACGAGGTGGCTCAGCAACTGTCCACTTCCCAATCTGGCACCAAGAAATCGAAGACATCTTAGTTCTAAAGAACAATAAGGGTACAGAAGACAACCGAGTGAGGAAACTTGACTACTCAATCCAAATTTCAAAACTTTTCTACGAACGTTTCATTCAGGATGGAGAGATTAGCCTATTCTCACCGCATGACGTACCAGGTTTGTATGATGCTTTTGGTACTGATTCATTTGACGCTCGCTATGTGGACTATGAATCAAATCAGTCTATTCCAAGAAAGACTGTCAAGGCACAAGAACTTATCCTGGATCTTCTGAAGGAGCGTGCAGAGACTGGTCGTATTTACATTATGAATATTGACCACTGCAACTCTCACTCTTCCTTCAAAGACAAGGTAAATATGAGTAATCTCTGCCAAGAAATTACTCTGCCAACCTATCCAATCACTCACATTGATGATCACCTGGGAGAAATCGCACTCTGTATTCTCTCTGCAGTCAATGTTGGTAAGGTAAAATCTGATGAGGAACTTGAGGATCTGTGTGATCTTTCTGTTCGCGCACTAGATGAGTTGATTGACTACCAAGATTACCCCGTAGAGGCGGCGAAAATCGCCACTAAGGCGCGTCGTTCCCTGGGTATTGGATTTATTGGTCTAGCACACTATTTGGCAAAACTTGGTTACAAATATAACAGTCAAGAGGCATGGGATGCTGTTCATGGACTGTCCGAATCTTTCCAATATTACTTGTTGAAAGCATCTAATCAACTCGCTAAAGAGAAAGGACACTGCGAATACTTTGGTAGAACCAAATATTCTGATGGAATTCTTCCAATTGATACATACAAGAGGGATGTAGATGAAATTGTAACGGGGGAATTAGTGCATGATTGGGAGTCTCTTAGGGCATCTATCAACGAATTCGGACTCAGACACAGCACTCTGTCCGCACAGATGCCTTCAGAGAGCAGTTCCGTTGTGTCAAATGCAACCAATGGAATCGAACCACCTAGAGACTACTTGTCCATTAAAAAATCAAAGAAAGGGCCTCTTAAGCAGGTTGTTCCCTCCTACTCCACCCTAAAGAACAGTTATACTCTTCTCTGGGACATGAAAGATAACACTGGATACATCAATATTGTTGCTGTGATGCAAAAATTCTTTGATCAGGCAATCAGTGGCAACTGGAGTTACAACCCAGAGAACTATGATAACAATGAAGTCCCAGTGTCCGTCATGGCACAAGACTTTTTGACTACATATAAGTACGGTTGGAAGACCAGTTACTATCAAAATACCCACGATATGAAGAGTGATGAGGTTGTTGATGTCTCAGATAAATCAAACACCGAGTTAGAAAATCTTTTAGACAGTTTAGAAAAATCCGAGGAGGGAGAGTGTGAATCCTGTGCAGTTTAAAGTTGATTCAGTGAATAAGGTGAAGAAACAAGTAGAAGGCATGACAGTCTTCAATACAAATCAAGTTAATACTAAGAAGCAACCAATGTTCTTTGGTGCTCCTCTGGGAATTCAGAGGTATGATTCATACAAATATCCAGTTTTTGAAAAACTAACAACTCAACAGTTGGGTTATTTTTGGAGACCTGAAGAGGTTTCACTTCAAAAAGATAGAGGCGACTATCATACACTTCGCCCAGAGCAAAAACACATCTATACTTCCAACCTGAAGTATCAGATCATGCTTGATTCTGTTCAGGGTCGTGGTCCTGGTATGGCATTCATCCCTTATTGCTCCTTGCCTGAACTAGAGGCATGTATGGAGGTCTGGGGATTCATGGAGATGATCCATAGTCGCTCATACACATATATCATTAAGAACGTCTATGCTGACCCCTCAGACGTGTTGGACCATATCGTCACGGATAATCGCATTCTAGAGCGTGCCAGCACCGTTACAGGGGCATATGATGACTTTATTCGTAGTGCTCAGCAATGGGGCACCGGTAATATGTGGCAAGAAGATTTTATTGGTTCACCATCTCGTGAGTGGGAAATAAAGGATGTCAAAAGAAAACTTTACAGAGCAGTCGCAAACGTCAACATCTTGGAAGGAATACGCTTCTATGTTTCTTTTGCTTGTAGTTTTGCTTTTGGTGAACTTAAACTCATGGAAGGTTCAGCAAAAATTATTTCCCTTATTGCTAGAGATGAGAATCAACACCTCGCCATTACCCAAAACATTCTGAACAAGTGGAAAAGTGGTGATGACCCTGAGATGAAGAAAATCATGGAAGAAGAAGAGGAGTGGACTTATAAACAGTTTGATCTTGCTGTTAATGAAGAGAAGAAATGGGCAGACTATCTCTTCAAAGATGGTAGTATGATTGGTCTTAATGACAAACTGTTGCAAAAATACGTTGAATGGGTGGCAAACCGTAGACTGAAAGCAATTGGATTGAAACCTGTATATGATGTAGCAGCATCTGCCAATCCATTACCATGGACACAGCATTGGATTTCATCTAAGGGTCTTCAAGTTGCACCACAAGAAACAGAGGTAGAGTCTTATGTCGTCGGAGGAATCAAACAAGATGTCAAAAAAGACACCTTCACAGGATTCAAACTTTGAGAAAGTATGGCGGGAGATGGATGAGATTGAACCTCTTACTCCAATCACTTCCGCCTCATTAGAAGCATACAGAGAAGCAGCAAAGTCAGATGCTTTTCTTTTTGGTGACTATGATGCATATGAGGTTTACAAGGAATAAATATTTGTTATAATAAACAAATATCCTTGATGATTGATTATGAAAACCCATGGATCTATTTGGGTGTTCCCTTTGATGGTAGCCTTATTCGGGACAACTACGGTTTTGTTTATAACATTACCAATCTCACCAACCAACGACAATACATTGGGCGAAAGTATTTTTGGCAGCACAGAACGCCTAAAGGAAAGAAACGAAAAGTAAAATCTGAATCTGATTGGAGAAAGTATTATGGGTCTTGTCCAGAACTTAAAGCGGACATTGACAAATTGGGTAGACAGAACTTTAGTAGAACTATCCTGTCTTTACATAAAACAGGCGGCAAAACAAACTTTGAAGAAACAAGACAACTCTTTGCACACGGAGTCCTTACCGAATCACTTGACACGGGAGGACCTGCCTACTACAATAGTAACATCCTCAGCAGATACTTCAGAAAAGATTACTATGATGGAGACTGAACAGGTCGTCGTCCACATTAGGCAGTGGGCAATTGATAAGGTAGAAGAATACTCTGGTAAGGGTGTTGAAAGAATCTATGATCAGATGGCAATCATGGATGAATTTGATGAATGGTTTGATCCTAAGGATGACTTAGAAGTTATTTCCCTTGACGAAATCTCTGAAGAAGAGTATGATGAGTTTACTGAGGGAGTCGAAAGAGGCTAACTTATAAGGGCACGTAGCATAATGGATAATGCATCACTCTTCTAAAGTGCCGATTGCAGGTTCGAGTCCTGCCGTGCCTGTTTTCCTAATGCGGGTGTTGTGTAGTGGTAAGACCTCAGCCTTCCAAGCTGATGATACGGGTTCGATTCCCGTCACCCGCTTTGGAGACTAAACTCTCCGCCAAATTGCGTTGATACCATGGAAGTCCAATCAGTTAACATTCTGCGACTGCTCAGTGAACTTGAAGGGTCGTCTCAACTATGTAAATACATGGGATTTGAAGACGATGAATCAACTCTAAATCATATCAAAAAACGTTATTACAAAATGTACTTTCGCTTGAAAAAACAAGAAGATAGTATGTTAGATTAATCCTCTATAGCTCAGTTGGTAGAGCGCGGAACTGTTAATTCTGTTGTCCCTGGTTCGAGTCCAGGTGGAGGAGTCGGGTAGGTGTCCGAGTGGTTAATGGAGGTGGACTGTAAATCCACTGGCTCTGCCTACGTTGGTTCAAATCCAACCCTGCCCATATGCTCGAATAGCTCAGCGGTAGAGCACCTCCTTTACACGGAGATTGTCGGGGGTTCGATCCCCTCTTCGAGCATTCCCACTAGGAGGTCCATGAAAAATGATTACCGTAAGATGCAAAGAATGTGGAAAAGAACTAACAAGCACTAGCAAAGTTCAGTTCTGTGGTTGTCCCAATCAGATGAGAGTTGTAGATGACAAAATTGGTGCCGTTGACCTTAACAAAGTTGTCATGGTAACTAATAACGTAGAGAGAAGGATTGATAGTCACTTCTCTAGAGAAGAACTCCTCTACCAAGAGGAACGACGTAGACGTAAAGTTCGTAGATTGGACTTTGATGTTCGTTAAGATATCAACATAGTTGGTATCAGTGTAGCATCTCGCTACATTAAATAACATTGTAGACACTTTCTTTCTACCATGCATCCAGACGAATCTGCCAATTGGGCAATCATCAAAGAAAAGTTTGAGGAAAACGGCACAACCGACAACTACTATTATAAGCGAGCTTGTGCTATAGTAGGAGGACAACCTGATCCAATGAAGAATTTTCCAAATGCCTCACAGGATGA